TGATAGACCTTCTCCTGCTAGATAAATAACATTTGACCTATTTGCCTTACATCCATAAAACTCTGTGCCAGAAGCAACAGCGCACGCCATAGCTATAGCAATAAATGATTTGCCTGATTTTGGCTCACCAAATACAGTAATCAGCTTTTCTTGTTCAAAGCAACCTTCTATTAACCATTTAGGATTTTCTACATTTAATATTGCTTCTTTTACTGTTTGAAATCTTAATGAGCCTCTTGGTATTTTTTGCTCTTGCTTATTAATAAAAAGCACAAGTTCTTCTGGTGTCTTGAAATAATTGCTTTGAAGTGCATCGTAAAGATCATCCTTCTCAGCAAAGTCTTTTGGTGGCTCAACTACCTTAACTTTGCATTTTTGCCTTCTAAGATGCTCCGATAAATCATTTGCACATTTCTTGCCAGCTTCATCATTATCAGGAAAAATAATAACCTCTCTACCTTCTATAGGACTCCAATCGGCTTTTTGCCATGCATTTACGCCACCATGCCAAGTCACAGAGTCACCTTGCCAAATCTTCTCAGAAGCAACTGTAGCTTTTTCACCTTCATTTATTAAGATAGGCTTATCTGGGTATTGGTTTTTAAAATAAATTGGCAGTAAGCCGTCTGGTCGCTTCATACACCATTTACCATCGATCATCTTAGTAAATGGTGCATACTTTTGTTTTATTTTATGATTTTCAGGGAAACGCATAACTACAAAGTCTGGCGAATATCGCAGTGATATTATGGCTTCACTTTGTAGTTTGTGCATTTCTGCATTAGAAATTGACTTAGCACCAACAGAAGGAGGTTTCACTACGAAGGGTTGTGGTGCTAAGTCATAACCGCATAGGTTGAGTATATCGTTGACTTCCCTACTTTCTCTTTTTATCAAGTCTACTATACCACCACCTTCGTCATTTTCAAAATCAAACCAAGTGGCATTTTCTATATTTACTACTAGCGAACCTTTATTGCCATAACGCCATTCATCGCCTTTCTTGACTTTTGGCTCGCCTAGTAGCTCTAAGACAACTTGTGGTGCGATTTGCACCCAATCAACATTAGAAGGGTAAGTCGTCATCTGTTAGCCCATCTACTGTACCTTGTTGTGTCTGATCACCAACATCGACATTGTTTGCCCACTCAGGTATTACAAACTCAGACTTTCTTGGTTTAAAACCAACAAAATCAAAATTTATCTCAGCAGTTTTACCTAATCCAACCTGTATTGATTTTGCATCAACATATTTAAAGGTTGGTAGGTTTGGCTCTTTACCATCTTTTTCATGCCAAAAAGCAGCTAACATTTTATTAAAGGCAGAAGTTTCACAATAGCTAAATCTTTGCCAAAGTAAAGGTCTATCTGTGCCATCGGTATAAAGCCATGTAGACATAGCTCTTTTATAGGTTTCATCAGGTCTTACCCCAACTACCCCAAATTTATCATCCCATACAAAATCAAATCCAGATGTAGGCACATAAGCACCCCAGCCAGATTGAAAAGTTGCAGGATCAAGTTGTAGATATTCGAATTTAACATTCTCATCACCTACATAGAATTTAAGCTCTCCAGCTTTAAATGAAAGAAATGATGTAGTAGAGTCACCACTACTCATTCCGCCTAAGATATCAACCATAATACTCTCCTATTGGTTAATGTATAGATAACTTACCTATACTATCTAAATACTCAACTTCAAGTCTAAGATAGTTCCTCTCCTTGAAGTCACTAAAAGTCTCGTCATTAGCTATTCCTAGCAATGACAAAACCACATTGACCTGTTCAAATTGAACACGACAAAAATCTTCAAAATCCTCTTCATAAATTATATTCACTAGCATATCGTAATACTTTTTCACGATCTTTGCACAAACTCTCTAAAGTGCTTAGATAAACAGCTTCATTATTACCTTTATCTTTACCAGTCATTAAATAAATTGGCACAAGTGTTTGTATAGGTCTCCTATCATATTTAAAAATTAAGATAGGTATGTATTTGTCTTTTGCGGCTACGCACACTTGATTCCACCATTCTTGTTTATAAACAGACCTTTCTGTGCCAGCATATCTTTTGCACTCGATAGCAAAGTTATCCCAATAAATGTCTGCTTGTCCTTTATATTGTGTTTGATCTAAATTTCTTTTAACTCTATCTTTTGATCCTACAGACTTAAGATAATGATTGATGCAAGAAACTATACGCCTTTCAAAGTTATGACCTTTGGTCCTACTATTCACCATCTTTATAATCTAAGTAAAAGATATAACCTACACTTATAATTATGATAATAGCAAGACCTGCAAATATGTAATTACTTAGTATCATTATCCATCATCCTTCTCTCTTGCTTTTCTAACGACCTCTCACAACATCTGTCAATTTTGTTTGATATATAATTAAGCAACCTAAACAACATATTCTTCTACAGTTTTTTTTCGCTTATCATCAAACTCTATAACTCTTCTGCCTGATCTATAGCCTGTCATTATCTGACCATTTTTGCCTTCAATAAAAGTTATCTCATTATCATGCCTTTCTTTTCTCAGCTCTAATCTTCTTTTAATTACTTTATCTATATGCTCAGTCATTATTATTACCATGAGAAATTATGCCAAGCTTTATTAACATTTCTGTTGCTCTACCAATGTCAGTTCTATTAGTTGCAGCAAATACATTGATCGCATGGTGCATATCTTCTGATACCCATAATGCTTTTTTTGTTGCTTTCTTTTCTTCCATTTTATTTACTCTCCGTTATCAATATTATTATTTAATTAGTTTATAATCAAGTAAGGGCAAAAGGTAATACTCTCCAAAACCAATACTCTCATTACTTTTTTGCCCTTTTAACTGTTATCGTTTTCCTTCTGATACTATAAGCATCACTAGCAGGTATAACCCTTTCTGGTTTAGCTTTATAGTTAATCATTCCCCAAGAAACGATATATTCCTCATTGACTGCTTTACTGGCATTACCCATATCGCCCATAATTTGTGACTGGTGGTAATCCACCTGTTTTTCTAAGTCCTTTATCTTTTGCTTCAAATCTAAATATTGTTCTATGTGAAAGCTATCTTTTATCTCCACCACAGCTTCTTGATCTGCTTCTTGGTTCATAACATAAGCATCTCTGCTGACCTGTGGTGTAAAGTAATCTTTCTCTTTAATCCTACGATCAAAGTCTAAAACCTTTTCTGCTAACTGTTCTTCAAACTGATAGTCTCTACGATACACAAACACTCTTAGGTCTGTTGACTCAAACAAAATTATAAGCACACCAAAGTCACATTGAGTTGTCGACATAGCAGCTTTTAACTGCATTACTCCTAACCAATTAGGCGGTGTATCTGTTGCTCTAACAGAGGTGCATTTGACTTCTATTGGGCATTTGCCATTAACAACAATCTTAGTGCCATTTGGAATATAAATACCTAAGTTAGGGTTATTCTCAATGACTAAGTTGTCAGCTTCCGCCATGCCATCCAATGATCCCTCTAATGGTAATAAAGGATGCTCAACTTTTTCTGTGATTTCTGATTGTACATTTATAAGTCCAAGTCTA